TTTAGCAGTGATATGGCTATTGGCAAATATGTCGCACAGAGGGCTGGTATCGGTATTAACGCAGGTAGAATCAGGGGCATCAACAGTAAAATCAGGGGTGGAGAAGTTCAACACACAGGTGTTGTTCCCTTCCTTAAAAAATTCGAGAGCACCGTTAGATGCTGTACTCAAAACGGCATTAGAGGAGGGTCAGCCACTGTCCATTTTCCTATCTGGCATCAAGAGATACAAGACATCCTCGTCCTCAAAAACAACAAAGGAACAGAAGACAACAGAGTTAGAAAGTTAGATTACAGTATACAAATATCAAAATTATTTTATGAACGTTTCTGTGACGACCAAGAGATATCTCTTTTTAGTCCACATAACGTACCTGGTCTCTACGATAGTTTTGGGACTGAGAACTTTGATGATCTTTACATACAATTTGAAAGAGACTTATCAATTCCAAAAACAAAAGTTAGTGCTCAAGAACTTATATTAGACCTCTTGAAAGAAAGAGCAGAAACTGGTAGAATATACATTATGAATATTGACCATTGTAATTCTCACTCATCCTTCTTGGATAAGGTAGAGATGAGCAATTTGTGTCAAGAAATTACATTACCAACTAAACCTATTAATCATATTGACGATGAAAATGGAGAAATTGCTCTCTGCATTCTTTCTGCTATTAATCTTGGCAAAATTAGGGATGTTTCGGATCTTGAAAACCTTTGTGATCTTACTGTTAGGAGCCTTGATGAACTTATTGATTTTCAAGGATACCCCGTCAGGGCAGCAGAAATCGCTACAAAGTCACGTAGATCCCTCGGAGTTGGTTTTATAGGTCTGGCACATTATCTTGCTAAGAATGGTGTTAAATATGAAGATAAACAAGCATGGGAGTTAGTGCATCAAGTAACAGAAGCATTCCAATATAATCTTATCAAAGCATCAGTTAACCTTGCAAAAGAAAAAGGTAGGTGTGACTATTCTGATAGGACAAAGTATGCTCAAGGTATTCTTCCAATAGATACTTATAAAATAGATGTTAACGATATAGTTTCCAATGAACTTAAATATGATTGGGAATTTCTTAGAGAAGAAGTTATGAAATATGGTATTCGCAATAGCACATTATCTGCTCAGATGCCTTCAGAATCCTCCTCTGTAGTTTGTAATGCCACCAATGGTATTGAACCTCCAAGAGGTTATTTGTCTATTAAAAAATCAAAGAAAGGACCACTTAAGCAGATAGTTCCATCTTATGGAACTTTGAAAAATAATTATACGTTGCTGTGGGATATGCCTAGCAATACTGGTTATATTAACATAGTTGCAGTTATGCAAAAGTTTTTTGATCAAGCAATTAGTGGGAACTGGAGTTATAATCCAGAACATTATCCAGATAATGAAGTTCCTGTTAGTGTGATGGCACAGGATTTTTTAACTACTTACAAGTTAGGGTGGAAAACATCATACTATCAAAATACTTATGATATAAAGACTGATGAAATTGATTTATCAGTTTCTAATAATGAAGACGGTGTTGGTATTCAAGGACATACACAATTACAATCTTTGGTTGATGATATACTAAATTCTGAAGAGGAGGTTTGTGAAAGCTGTGCCATCTAAAGTAGAAAATATGACGGTATTTAATACCAACGAGGTTAATACTAAGAAACAACCAATGTTTTTTGGTGCTCCATTAGGAGTGCAACGCTATGATACCTACAAGTATCCTGCATTTGAAAATTTAACTAAGTCTCAGTTAGGATATTTCTGGAGACCCGAAGAGGTTTCATTACAAAAAGATAGAGGAGACTATCAACAGTTACGTCCAGAACAGAAACATATCTTTACTTCTAACTTAAAGTATCAGACTATGCTTGATAGTGTTCAGGGTAGAGCACCTGGTATGGCATTTGCTCCATACTGTTCTCTTCCTGAATTGGAGGGGTGTATGAATGTGTGGCAACTTATGGAGATGATCCACAGTCGTTCTTATACATATATTATTAAAAATATATACTCAGATCCTTCTGAGGTATTTGATACTATTCTTAGTGATGAAAAAATCTTAGAACGTGCTGGAAGTGTTACTAAAGCATATGATGATTTTATCAATTATGCACAGGAATGGGCTAGTGGTAATTTATGGAGAAAAGATAGTCAAGGATCTCCATCTGCTGATTGGACACGTAAAGATCTTAAAAAACATTTATACAGGGCAGTCGCTAATGTCAACATCTTGGAGGGTATTCGTTTTTATGTATCTTTTGCTTGCTCTTTTGCTTTCGGTGAACTCAAACTCATGGAAGGATCCGCAAAAATCATATCCCTCATTGCGAGAGATGAGAACCAACACCTTGCAATCACCCAAAACATATTAAACAATTGGAGAAAGGGTGATGATCCAGAAATGATTGAAATTGTTAAGGAAGAAGAACCTTGGTTAATTCAGGCATTTAAGAATACTGTAGATGAGGAAAAAAGATGGGCACAATATCTTTTTAAAGATGGATCTATGATTGGATTGAATGATAAACTCCTTCATCAATATGTTGAATGGGTTGCTAATCGTAGAATAAAAGCATTAAAAATTAAACCAATCTATGATATACCTGCAAAAAATAATCCATTACCTTGGACAGAACATTGGATATCTTCTAAGGGTCTTCAAGTGGCACCACAAGAAACAGAAGTTGAATCCTACATTGTTGGAGGAATCAAACAAGATGTCAAAAAAGACACTTTCTCAGGATTTAAACTCTAAAGAGATTGTCTGGGATATTGAAGAACTTAAAAAATCAATTCGTGATGCTGCGGATGATTATGATAAACTAGTTGGAGGTTAAAATGATGAGCCCTTTCGGTAATGTATTAAACACAAGAGAAACTTATAGTAAATTTTATCAAAAAATTTATACTGAGGTTGAGGTGCAGTTTAAGAATGAAAATCCTACTTGGATTCCTTTAGATACTTTGTTAGCAATTAAAGAACTAAATAACGAAGAGTGATATAAATTATGAAATGGAAGGAGATTATGAAAATCCCTGGTACTACAAAGGTACAACTTTCACTTCTGACGATATTGGCAATTTCTTCGGTTACGTCTACAGGATTACTAATATACAAAATGGTAGACAATACATCGGAAGAAAGTATTTCTACCAGAAACGAAAACCTAAAGGAGGCAAGCGACGTGTTACGTCAGAGTCTGACTGGAAGCGGTATTACGGAAGCTCTGACGAACTTAAACAAGACGTTAAAGAATACGGTAAAGATAATTTCAGAAGAGAAATCATATCCCTCCACAAAACCCTTGGAAAAGTAAACTACGAAGAGACAAAACAGTTATTCCTACACAATGTGTTGATGGAAGCACTTGACGACGGGACACCGATGTATTATAATAGTAACATTCTTGGTAGATATATGAAAAAAGATTATGGAAACTTTGGAACAAATACTTCAACATAATCATACATGGGTTCTTGATAGAGTTGCTAAATTAAGTGTGGCTAAGAAACATGATGATGCATTTAGTATTGTTCAAGAATTTGAAGAATGGTTAGATCCTGATGCAAAAGATCATGCTATTTTTTCTTTAGAGTATATTGGAGAAGGTAGTGAGTATGACTAAATAAAATACTTGAAAAATAAAAAAAATGCAAAAATTTATTAATGTACTTGCTCTTGCGTCTTTCGCTGTATCTGGTGCCGTTGTTGGTGGTGGGGTATATCTATATCTCAATAGGGCATCCATCATTGATGGAGTTAAATCTCAAATTATGGAATCAGTTACTGGATCTTTGGGAGGTTTTGGAGGATTGGGTGGTGAATCTGCACTCCCACTAGGATCTGATAATTCACCATCTATACCACAAACTGGAATTGGGCTTCCTACTCCAAGTTCTGGTCTAGGTTTTTAATTTGAATATACCTATATATCAATAGGTATCAATATTCCCATGGCTGAAGCAGTTAAAAAAGAAGAACCAAAAAAGAAGGGTATCTTTTCTAAAATAAAGGAAAGTGTTGATGATAAGGAAGAGCAACTAGCATTCCTATCTACAATCGTGAGACTTGCGGTCCTCACTTGGTCTGCAGGAATTTTAACATTAGCGTACGTTAAATTGCCAGCAGCATTTAAAATCCCAGAACAAAAACTGGATCCAACTTTCATAGCTTCGGTTTTTACAGGAAC